ACAGTAGACCTGTGATGGTTGACAAGTCTACTACAGTACAGTGGTTTGCCAAATCTGCAGCTGACCACTCTAGTTCTGCCATGTACTTTTTTAGTGCATCTATACCTGTCATTGTACACCCCCATTTACTACCTTTTCTATGAATGTCTGTGCACGGTCTATTGCTTCATCTACTGTATCAAAATACATACGTTGAATAGGCTCTACAGTTTTGGTCTCTGTTATTATATTTAGACTGTATGTCAGTTTTGGTATGGTATGTTTGTAGACTGTACCATGAATGTAGTGTGGGACATCATGATGATTTGTACTGTCTAGTCTCATTTGTATTTGCCATTCTTGCTTATTAGAAGCATTATAGACCCACACACTTTTGTCTGGTGTACATATTTGTGACCATCGTACACCATATGAACCTTGTATTATTTCATATGTCATTGTACACCTGCCATGTGACACAGTGCCACAAATACAAATGATACTGCAGAGAATGCACTGATGACCAGTGCTGCACCTGTTACATGTTGTTTGATTTGTTCTTTCATTGTTTTGCCTTTGTTTGTTGAGTGATGGCAGATGGGGTCACCACCTGCCTGTGATTGTTTGTTATAGATTATTGACAGTTTTCTCTATTTCTGCCTGTTCATTACTTGATAAAGGGTCATGACAGTACATAGTTTTATTAAGTGCTACAGAAGGATAAATACCATTAAAACCATCAGGTTTGATAACCAAAATATAATCACCACCAAATACGTGATCTGTAACTAGTAAAATAATATCTGTTGATGGTACTGGTACAATATTTTTGAAGTCATTTATTGAATAGGGTTTTGGTACAGTATATTGTTCTGGTAGAGTAATATGATTCTTTCTTTGTTCTTTAGTCATGATTTTTTGCCTTTGTTGTTTGTTGTTATAGACTCTGTGTCTATGTCTTAAAGTTAACACGTGTTTACAGATATGTACAGTTAAATAGACAAATAAATATGTGTTTATTTTGTATACACCGTAAGTACCGACCATGTAGAGATAAAGATTTTTTATCTATGCACCAGATACTACGTGGTGCAAATGGTGCAAATGGTGCAAATGGTCATTTTTCTGTACAGTTACCGTGTGTACTGGTCAAAATACTGTACAGTATGTCTGCACCCCACATCAGAGTAGATACATGGACTTAAACGACCCACACACCATTCATTTTGTAGACCTAGAAACCACACACCTAGACCCTACAAAGGGTGAAATCATAGAGATTTGTATTCTGACATCTCACGACTGGGGTAAAACCATTCATGACATCTACTGCACCAAAATCAAACCAGTACACATAGAGACTGCAGACCCTGCTGCACTGAATGTCAATGGGTACAATGAATCTGAATGGTCAGCTGCACCTGTATGGTCTGACATTAAACGTCATGTATCTGCACTGTTGTCTGATGGTATCATATGTGCACATAATGCAATATTTGAATCAGACTGGTTAAAACATCACTGTACAAATGCAATCACACACAGATTCATGTGTACACAGACACTTGCATACACATTTTTACCACTGCGTACTGCATCTATGTCTGCTATCAGAGACTACTATAAATGGTCACATGATGATGCACACACTGCATATGCAGATGCATATGACTGCTACCTGTTCTTTGTTACTTGTATTGTTGACCCTTTACCTGACGTGCCTGACTGGATTTAATCGCCTGCAGCTGTCTCTGTGCATCACGTCTACGTCTGTGAACTTTTGATGCAGTTGCATGTGCTTTATATCCACCTGATACCCTGACTACTGGCATTATTTATTCCGTGTAAAACTTGCTTTTATTTCATCTACCACTTTTGATAGCATGTCCAGTTTCTGCTGCAGTAAAGACACCTTTTTGTCTAGGTCGTTTATTTCCTTTACCAGTGTCTGTCTCATTACATCTTCTTTATCTTGCATGTCTGAGATGACTTTATCATATCTGGCACGTACATCTAGCATCTGTGTCTCATATCTCTGTTCACGTGCATCTGACCTTTTTTGCTGCTCTTTATACTGCCACAGTAGAAACATGGCAAACGCTACATTTGGTGCACCGTTTGCCAGTAATGACATAAATTCCATTTCCATCATGAACCTCTACAAGTCTTTCAAAAGTGGTTCAAGTTTTGCAGGCAGGTCTAGTAAATGCTCTATGATTATTTCTTGACGTTCATCACGTGTCACTTTTTGACCACCATCTGATTCAGGGTCTTTTGCATCTATGATGTCATCCACGATATCCCATACTATGGGTTGAATCGCTTTTAAAATCATCGCTACCATTTTTATCTTTTTCCAATCCATGATTTACCTCTTTTAGTTGTTTTCTAGATAGTACTGAATACCTTCTGCAAGTGCTATACCTACACGTTTGATACCATCTGGTAATGTCAGTGGTTCATGTGCAATACAGTCTATGAACAGTGGTTCAAAACAGATAGATACAGGTTTGCCTACACCTTTGATGGTGTAATATGCGTTTTTTGTCCAGTCATCAGCTGTAGCTGCAATCGCTTTTGCAGTTTGGAGTTCTGGACAGGCATTTAACAGTCTGACATTTATAGAATGTGCAAGTGATTTACCAGATGCAGACCTGTGGTCATAGAATGATGCAGCATATGAACCACCACCTGCATTAATATGGCAGGCAACGTAAACACATTTACCATTCACATCTGCACAGTAATCATTTACACGTCTATGTCTGTCTTTGTACCACCCATCTGATAATACACACACATCAAAACCTTTAAAACGTAAATGATTCTCTGCATGAAAAATGTACTGACTGGTCAGATATGTTTCTGTCATACCTGCCTTTGCAGCACCCTCATCATTCCACCTGTTAGGTTTACCCAGATGTTGTCTGTCTAGAAAAATCATCATACGTCACCTTATCACATCTACTGTGTTTGTCAGTCTGTTTGACTTGCACTGTCATCATTCAAATAAAAGTGTAAATGTCCACTGTGTATCATTCCAGACCTTGCCTGCTACTATCATACGTCTGTTTAATACAAAATACCGTTCTATGGTGGCATCTACTATGTCACCTATTCTGAGATATCCAAACTCTGCAGCTGTTGCAATCTGTACTGTATAAACTGGTAAACACCCTGACCTGATTCTATCCATAGCAACTTTAACTGCAGTGTCTCTGTCATAGATGTAGTCTACCTCTATGGTGACTGGTTTCTGACCGTACAGATTCACACTTTTGACTGCGTAATCTGACACTACATCGTACGATTCTGTTTTGACATTTGTGACCCTGCAGATGTTTGACTGTGACTGGTCGTGCCCTTTTTTGGCATATCGTAGTGTCAGTTGATTGACTAGGTCTGCAGTGTTTCTCTGTGTTGTAATGGGTGAAACTTGTATACATGGTTTATCATCGCCTATGTCTAATGTGGTCACTGCAGATACGTGTGTCAGTGCCCACATCTGATTTAAGATAGGTCTTATCCCATTTGCACCCACCTGTACACTGATGGGTAGATATGGAATGATGTTTGCCTGTAACCATTCAAATGCAGTTATTTCTGGGTCTGTGATGTATCCAGAAAATGAATACTGATTCAGTATTACAGATAGGTTTGCCCACTCTGCATCATCATACTCTGTACCAGACCTAGACAGTGCCCATCTGCAGATGTCACCACCACGTGATAAATCACCATCACCATACTGATTCAACAGACCACCATCATTCATGTACACCCACCATTCACGACTGTCACCAGACCCAGAATAGGCAGGCATGGCAACATTATCTGATGGTACTATCTCAATGTATGAATAAATGTTACCTCTACCATCATTGTCTGTCTGTATGGTTTTGGTTGCAGTTTCATAGTTATCATCCTGAATGGTAGCTGTGGTAGATGTCACCCTGTGACCTGCAATCATGAAACGTGCATTATGACTGTCATACTCTTTTGTACAGTATGCAGGTGATGAAAATAGATTCTTTGTTGTACCCTCTGTCTGTCTGACCTTGTACCCACCACTACCTAGAATGAATGGGTATGGTTTACCATCTGCAGTCTCTATGTGTCTTGTACTGAATCTGTTGTCTATATACATGTTTGAATCTATCAATAGATTGTCTGATTCATAGGGTGGTGATTCTATACTGAATGATACAAAATCATCCAAATCATCTGGGTCACCTATCTGTGGTTCTTGAATGTTGCCCCTGTACAGTGTGACCCTCTGACTGTATGTCTGTTGCACCTGTTCATTTTTGAGTAGGACATAAAAGAACTGGGCAGCTGTACCCTCTAGTGTTTTACCCTCTGACCACAGTTTTAATACATTCACGTCCTGCAGCACTAGACCCATCATGACTATGTTCGATTCTATATCCTGTGACAGTATCTGTGCAGATTCTGTGTAGTCAAAATCTCTGATGGTAGGCAGGTATTCATATGTGTCACCATCCTCTGCAGTCAGGGTGACATACTCTGTACTGTATCTGTGTATCTTGCCTGCATATTCAAACTGCACACAGAATACAGGTCGTGCACCCATCAAATCATTTTGTGTGTAGATGTCTGACATGTTATCTGACCTCACGTAATACAACAGTAGACACTCTAAATACCTCACCTGTGGTATCAGATAGACCCTCTGAACCTATGACATGTTCTATCTGCATGTCTGTACCCATAGTACATAGAATGTGTTCATGGTATCGGTTCAGTGTGATATGTGCACTGGGTAGTTTTGGCAATGATGGTAAATAGACTACTGCATCTGCAGACCCATCTACATACTGTACTAGACCCATCATTGTAGTAGGTGCATCCCCACGTGCTGCAATAGGTACACCAGAGTACAGACTGTAATGGTCTGGGGCTGCAGGGTCTGCAAATAGAGATGATGTATCTACCCCATCAGTCCATGCAACACGTACAACACGACCACCCTGACCACGTTTCTGTGTGTACAGTGTCCCAGATGGCATATCTGATTCAATCACATTTGATTCAAATGATATAGTACGACCACGACCATACTGGGGTGACGTGATAACCAATGACCCTAGAACCATCGTACCTATTTCAAATCTACCCTGTGATGTTTTCTGTGACTGTATGACTATTCTGACCCCTGCATATTCATCTTGATTGAGAATCACAGTGCAGGCAGATGGTATCAGATATGCAGTACCTGATGTAGGGTCTGTCTGTTTTACACCTGCAAGTGACAAATATGCACGTTTTGATGTGGTATTTGACAGTACACCTGACCCTGATGATTCTACACGTCTCTGCACTACATTACCTGCACCATCATCTATCAAGATAGACCACCCTGCACATTCATTCATATGTAAATACTTACCTGTACTGTCTGTACTGGTTACAGCTGCACCAATACGTGTAAAACTGAAACCACTTGCACCATTTACTGTATTGTGAACTGTGGCAACACTAGACCATGATGTACCATTATGTATCTCTACATCAAACTGTTTGAAGTTGATGCCTGTCAGATGTAGACCTGTGGCATCTGACTGTGTATGTGTCACTGCAGTACCCTGTAGGGTAATGTTCATCATAAATGCAATGGTTTGTGCAGGTACTAAATCTACATCTGCATCTGTGACTGTGTCAGATAACCACCCCACCTGTGGAGATGGTGACACTGTATGCAAAACACGTTGCACTGGTGACCCATACTGTGGGGTAATCGTGTATGTGTCACCCTCACGTGCTGCACCATCTAGGGTAGACAGTTCTAGACCATCCTTTACTGTAGTATAGAAACCACGTGCAGCATACTGACGTGCATTTATGTCCTGTGGTGTCCACTGAATACCATTTGCACTACCTATACCATATGAAAAGAAATGGTAATCTGCATCTACTGTACCTACACCACTTGCAGTAGGTATACCCCAGTAAACATTTTGTGTAGTATTTGCATCTAGGGTCAGTGTCCCTGTCAGTTCTGTGTACTGTAGTGGTGACCCTGCAGGTGCATAGTTTACATATACCTCACCTGTTTTATTATCTAAATATATCAACAGCTGCACACCATCAGGTAATGATAAACCTGTAGCAGATGCCAGTGCAGAACCATACCCTGCATGCACATCATACACATGTATTCTGTTACTACCTACAACCACCTCTACATAGTATGTGTCTGTACTCAGTTGTGACTGTATCTGTACACCAAATGCAGTACCACGTGTGACTGTACCACCTGACACATTTGATAGACGTGTGTGTATCAGTGCCCCATTTGTTTTATCTGTAAACGTCTGTGTGTATTTGATGGTGTCAGATGATGCACACTGCAATGTGATGTGGTCACCACCCAGAACATCTGTAGGTGTACCAGAGACTGTACGTGTCCACACACCATTATGTGCAGGTAGGTCTGCTGCAACCCAGTCAGAACTGTTATAACCCCACTGATTATCTATGGGGTATGGGTTTAGACGTGGGTACTGTTGACTAGACCATACACCTAGATTTACCATCAATAGACTGTCTGCAAATGCATTTGTACCCTGATTATTCCAGTTACAAAATAGTAACTGTTGCCCCTGTCCTGCACAGGTTTGTATGTTGATGATACCTGCACCTGTGACTGTCACTACATTGTTATAAACTGTGGTATTTGAAAATGAAAATTCGTCATTCCAGTTATGCCACTTTTTAGCATAATCCTCTATTCCAATACCTGCAAGGTCACTAAATGCACCATGAATCTGTGCACCTGCATATGTGGCATTATATTTTGCAGCATAAAAGTACAAACGTCCATCAGTATCCTTTGACATGGTTATATCACCACCTATCAAACGATTTCCTGAACCTACACAGAGTGATGCACTGATGTCATCTGCAGGAATGATACCCAGAACATCAAATACAGAATCAAATGCATTTGCAATACGTGTAAAATCTACAGAATCAGTAGATGAAATGTATGCAATGATGAATACCCCATTATGCTCTACTATCTGTGGTAAATAAAAATGTCCACCTGATGAACTGGACTTATCAATCTTTTGAAACGTCATACCACCATTTGCAGATGCATACTGTGTCATAGCAGAACCATATGTAGGTGACGTGTCATGAATGTACAGACCTGCAAACAGTAAAACCTGATGTGTAGATGCTGCAAGTGCAAGTGGTTGCAAATCAAAACCAGTATTACCTGCACCTGTTGTACCATCTACATCTATGTCATCTGGTAGTGCACGACTGGACACCAGTACAAATGTCTGACCATCATCTGTAGACCTGTACATGTGGACATTTGCAAGTGACTTTGCAGGGTCGATGACCCACACTGCAAGTAAAACAGATGCATCTGACAGTTCACAGATGGTAGGGAATCGTTTATTACCTAGTAAACTTGCATTTGACTGTGTGTCTACCTGTACACTGGTATATGTACCTGTTGTACTGATTCTACCTACACGTGAAAAGTTATCAGTGACTGTACTGTATTCATTTGCAATCAATACAGTACCAGATGTCAACCTGATAGATTTTCTAGGTACATATGATGTGTTCACACTCTGAGACTGCAACATCTGCACATCTGTTATTTTGTTTGGTGGTTCTGCACCATAGTACTGTGCATCACCCTCATTTTTCCATTTAAAACCTGCATTATCTGTGACATGTCCTGCACGATGGGTCACGACCTCTATATTTTGTGTCTGTGTACCACGTGTGACTAGTTGCAAATCAGGTTGACCTGTAGACTGGGGTATACCTGCATATTCACCATTCTGTGTGAGTGTTGACTGTGTAGACCAGTAGTGGTCTGACTGTAGTTTGAATGGTGCTATAAAACCACGTATGTATTCTGGTGTAATGTCTGCCATGTTTAATATGCCCCTGACCCTATTCTACGTGGGGTCTGACGTGCGACTGCACGGTTATATCTATCTATGTGTTTAAATGGTTGAATCAGTATGGGTGCACCACCCATCATACCACCAGACTGTAAACGTCTGACACCCTCTGCACCACCCAGTGACTGCACTGTAGACCTGTCTAGTACTGCCTCACCACTGAGTAAACTAGCCTGCACTACATCAGGTGCACTGTCATTTGAACCGACCATACCACCTACGTCAAACTTTGGTGGTGACTGTGATAACACTGCTGCAGTTTGTAGTGCCCCTGTTGCAGTCGCTGCTGCAATGGTTACTGCTGCTGCAACAGGTGGTAAAGTCAATGCCTGTGCAATCGCCTGTGCAGTGTCAAATGCAATAGATGAAACCGCTGCAGACTGATTGATTTTAAACTCTTTTAGTTTCAGTTCTTCTACCTGTTGACTGTATCCTTTTTCTATAGATGCCCTACGTTCTGCAGCCTGCTCTGCAGTGATGACACCATCCTTTACCATTTTGTCTATTGCTTTCAGTTCTGAATCAGTTTTATCTCTAAACTCTGTTATTTGTTTCTCATGAATGACAGACATCAGGTCTGATATGGCAGTCATTACATTTACAAAGTTCTGACCCAAATCAGTTACACGTGTGATACCCTCCTGTTGTGCTGCAATGATGTCTGCCTGTGCTTTTTCCTCTGCTGCTTTTCTTTCAGAGATGTCATCTAGGTATTTCTTTTTAGTGTCATCTAGAATGTCCTGCAGTTCTTTTTGCTCTGCTACTCTGTTTTCTGCTGCAAGTGATTCAAGTGTGTCTAGTTCATCTGCCAACATCAGTAACTGTGTCTGTTCTTTTACTGACAGTGCACGGGCATCTGTAGTATCTACCAGTGCATCTAACTGTAACTGTGTAGAAAAGACCTGTGCATCTATTGCCTGCCCCAGTTCTTTTACTGCAGATAGTTGTTTCTGATACTCTGGTGTCAGTCTGTCCTTTACCTGTTGTTCTAACTCTACATTTGCTACCAGTGAATCATTTAAAAACTCTGCAATCTCGTCTATATTTTCTGTGACCTCTTTTGATGCAGTTGATAGACCTTTCATTGCATTTGTAGCAGTTTGTGTTGCATCTGCAGTTGCAGTCATTTTCTGGGGTGCAGTACTGGCTGCAGATAGTTTCTGAAACTGTGCTACACGTGCATTTGCACGTGCATATGCATTGACCATATTATCTACTGCCTGTGCATTTTCACGTGCTACATCATTCAGAATAACCATTGCACGTTCTGAATCACCTGTAACTAACAAAGCACCTGCCTGTGCTACAACAAATACATTTTCTATAGCCTGCCCTATCATAGCAAGTCTGTCACGCATCAATGACCCCATAAAAATCACTGATTCAGTTACAAACTGTATAGATGCATTTATACTGTTACTACCACTGAAACCATCTATAACCCTTTGAATCTCACCTACTGATACTGTACTAAATTCTGCCATTTTTCTTTGAAAGTTTCCCATAGATTTTATACCATGTTCATCTATCGCAATACCGAATTCTGTTGCTAGTACTTTCATGTTTTCTAGATTTTCAAGTGCCCCAGATTGTATCAGTGCAGGACCTGCAGAACGACCGAATAAAATCATGGCAGTGGCATTACGTTCTGTGGCATTCTCTATCTGACCCAGTGCCTTTACTGATTCATTGAAAACATCATCTGCAGTACGTAGATTACCCTCTGCATCTGCAACACTTACCCCTAGTTGTGCAAAGGCATCTGCAGTCAGTTTACTACCTTTATTTGCAGCATCCATAGACCCCTGAAACTTTATCAGACCACCCTCTAGATTACCAAATGCAAGACCAGACCCCTCTGCTGCAAGTCGTAGACCTGCAAGTGTGTCAACTGCTATACCTGTCTTTGTAGATGCATCTACCAGTTCATTTGTCAGGTCTGCAAAATGTTGACCCAGTTTTATAGTTGCTGCACCTATGGCAACCACTGCAGCCCCTACTGCTGCAAATGATTTACCCATGTTTTTCATTTTGGCAGACACTGATTTACTGGTCTTATCTGCAGAACCCTCCATTTTTTTGAAGTTCTTATCAAGTTCTTTTGCAGCCTTTGATGCCTGTGCATCTGTTATGTTTGGTATCTTTTTTAGATTGCGTTCTAGATTCTCTGTAGATGCCTTGAATGCAATATTGACACTTTTATTTACATCACCTGCCACGTTTCACCTCTGATACTACACACCATATCACAATGCATACTATACATGTGAATACACACCATGAATACAGTCTATCTCTGATACCAGTGACAAACTCTGTCATTTCATACCTGCTATACGTTTTACTGTTTTCTCTGCTATTTCTTTTAAAACCTTGTCTACACTTGCCTTTGCAGGTGACCATAGAACTGCATCTGCAAGTCTTTTACCCTGTCTGATGTTTGTAGATGATTCCCTACCTACTCTGATTGCATATGCATATGGTGCAGTGTTCTCTACAAATGCCTCAATGGTGTTAGGTGGTATGATACGTATGCCTGTTCTGTGCATGTATTTTGACCCTTTAGATTCACCATATTTTGCCTGTCTAACTAACCACTGTTGTTCACTCTGCTTTGCAAGTTTCTCTGTGGTGTCCTCTAGTACCTGAACTATGATGGGGTCTGCATCCTTTATGATTTGATAGAACATGTCACGTGATGCACCTGTAATCTCTACAGACCCACGACCTTTACCATATCGGATTGTTTTAGACATTTTTCTGTCTCCATTTACTGATTCTGTCCTGTTTTGCCCTTTGATTTTTTGTATCTGCATCCTTTTTTGATTCATGACACATCATGTAATCTACATACAGACGTGCCTGTAAATCTGTTGACAGACTGCAAAACCATTCAGGGTCTTTATTCCAAAATCTAGAGATTGCAAATGCCTGTCTTTCTATGTTTCCTGCTCTGGTGGTTCTGTAAAATTTTCTGTTTCATTGACCTCTGCTGCAGATGGTAGTGCACCTGCCATAAGACCTATGCACTGCATACCAGATTCTAGAATCTGTGATACTGGTACATCTGCACCTAGTAAAACATCTAGACATCTAGACCCATAGTCTACAGTGTTTGTCACGTGTCTCTGTTTTGGCAGACGTGTATCATCTGAACAAATACAAATAGCAATAGCACACAAACGACCTGTAACAGACCTGCTCTGACTATCAGACCACTGTGATATGATGTCAAAACAGGTAGACAGTGATGGTGTTGATATATTCATTTCACCAAATGTATGTAAAGTGATTTTCATATTGACCCCCTTTAGTCATGAAAACGTTATAGAATGTTATGCCTGTACGTATGTGACACCTGCATAACACTCACCAGATACCTCAATGGTGTTACCATCAGATGATTCAGACAGGTTTGTAACCTCTAGTAAACACTTTGCATACGTTGCAGTGTATGTTTTACCAGAACCTAGTGTACTGGTGTCACATTCAAATACAACAGACTGTAAGAACTGTTCAAAACCATCACCACCAGTAGATGTCAATGGTGCACCACTATTAAAACCTCTGTTGTAGATTCTGTCCATCAAGTTATCTGCAGTGGTGTCTGTGAGTGAACGCATGTGGACACTGAAACTAAATGTGATAACAGGGTCATCACCTTTACGTAGACCTACGATTGCACCACGGTCACGGATGACTACACGGTCTGCACGTGGTTCTGCTGCACTGAAATCACCTACTTCAAATGAAACCTCATATGATGATGCTGCAGCATCTGTGATTGTGATTTTACCATCACGTCTTGTACCTACTACTGAACTATCTGCCATGATATACCTCTTTTTATTCTAGGGTTAAATAATGTAAAACTGTAAATGTCAAACTGATTGTACACCATTCACCAGAGTCTGACAGTTCATTGTCAATACCTCTGAATCTGATTTGTAGATTATCATGTAATGGTGTACTACGATTGGTGATAGTTTCCATAACTGTCTGTGCACTGGTCAGTGCATTATCATATGAATCTATCTGGTCTTTTGGTCTGATTCTAAATGCATATCTGACCAGTATTTCTGTGTCTGTCATGACACCTGCATCACGTCTCTGTCTGTCATCATCTCTACTACTGACAGTACCCACACCTACACTAAACCGTTTGTGTGCTACTGTATTTGGTCCACGTCCATACCCATCAAATGGATTACGTGATTCATCAAAACCAGACAGTGCAGTGATTGCCACTGCAAACCTCTGTCTGATGGTAGATAGAGACACTGCAGACATCTCAGTACCTCCGATACCAGATAGGTGGTGCAGATGTGTAAATCACACCCAGTGCAGCACGTCTATGGTTATCATTGTCTGTACGACCATCCTGATTCAAATCATATTTGAATGACAGTCTTTTAAAGTCGAATTCCATTTCTTTTCTATGGGTACGTGCAAGGTCTAAATATCGACCCTCACCTAAACCTGAACTGTCCATATCTTTAAAGATTAAATAGAATGTCAGATTTTTATGGGCTGCACGTAGTGACTGTGGTGACATTATCAAATACTCAATGTTACCTAGGTCTCTAATACGTTGTATCAGTTGTACCCATGCCTCATCTATGTATGTCTGATATGAACTACCTAGACTACTGGGTCTGATAGATGCTAGGTCAGAATACTCTGCCTCTAAATCTAAATCACTGATAACAGGATACAGAGCACTGAGACAGATGGCAGATGGTTTTTTAAATGTATGTATCACACCATCTATAGTCAGTTCCCAGAACTGCATGTACCCATCAGACAGACGTAGTGTAGTAGGTAGTTCAGAACCAGACAGGTTATACGTGGCAACATTTGAAACAATAGATACTGCAGTACGTGCAATGACATCTGCACCATCTGGGTCAGTCAATCGAAAATAGGCAGATGTGGGTGACACGAGTGCATTATCTCTGTAGACAGGTAGGTCTACAGTGCATGCACGATTGCGTTCTAACACATCATGTATTCTGATTCTAGGACTGTAAATACGTTCTGTTGCCACGTGTCACCTGTTATAGATTGTTTACATTCAAAAGTACGTACCACAAACTGTCTGATGACCCTAAAAGTGCAACCTCACCTGCAGACAAGGTCAGAACACCACCTGCAGCATCATCTTTTATTGCAAGGTCATTTGTAGTACCTGCATTTTTGATGTAGTAAACACGTCCATCCTTTTCAGGTGGTAATGTAATATTACGTGTACCTAAACCACCATCTATAACCTGAAAAAGGCTATCTTTATCAGTCAGTGTGATGTTACCTGAAATGGTTTTTACTTCTAGTCCACCTGCAAGTAATACAGGTCTGGGGATTTTGAAAAATGGTTTGCCGTTATATGCCATGATGCACCTCTATGGTTATTTGGATTTTTTGTTATCAAGTCTCTGAGCACGTTTCACCACATCTGCACGTACCTGTTCACGTGATACATTCTGACCTGATTGACGTGCATCTACATACAGACGTTCTGTCACTCTGTCTACCTGTTCTTTACTAGGCATTTGTACCACCTTTCTTTGTACGTTTCTTTGTTGGTGTAGGTTCTGGTTCTGATTCAAGTTCATGTATAGAATCGTATGCAGCTTGCATCTGTTTTCTCAATGCATACAGGTCATCAATCTCTTTTTTGACCTCTGGTATGTGTTGGAATTTTAGTTTACGGTCTATTTTTCTATCTAAAATGTTCACTTTTGCGTGTATTACCTCTATCTCTGGTGGGTCAATGACACCCATAGTAACCAGTGATAGTCTCCATTTGTTGTATTCTGCAGTGTCTGTATTCCAGAATACTTTTTTACCTATCTGTTTTGGTAAGTCCCATTTCATGGTGTAGTAGTAACCACCATATTTTGTCTCATATCGTGTGATGTATCCATATTCTCTATCTAGGACTGTCTGTCCTGATTCTGCCAGTTTCATTCTGGCTACTCTACTGTCTGGCCCTTGTGGGGTTTCTTCAATACCATTGACACCTGCAATCTCGTATAACTGACCAAACTGTGGTAACCAGATATGACCTGCAGACATCTCTACCAGTTCCCATTGAAAAGGACTGTGCAGCAGATAAAAAGGTGCATTTGGTTTAATGTTCAGACTAGGGGCAGTTTGTTGTCTAGTCCCTGTCCATGCTGATGGTGTAAATGTTGTACTCATAACTTTTTCCCTTTGTATGAATGTTGATTGTTTTAAAGTTTTGTGACTACACACCATGACCCCGTAGGGTCATGGGTGCAGGGTACAAAGGGATAAACCTTGCACCCATGAACCTTTTAGGCATCTGTCACGATTTTTACGATTCGGTCATCCTCTGTGATAGCAGCACCACAGTACAAATGTCCCATAACCTCTGTTAACCCTTTGCTTTCGTCACGTTGAAAAGCGACTACAACAGGTGTCCCTGCAGGTCGAATCTCAACCCCTGCACCTGCTAGTGGTCGTGGTGTACCGACTGCATAAGCAACCCCACCACGTGACATCATTGCACCGATTTTATCACCTGTAGCTTCTGTGACATATGATGATTTGAAAATCTCTACACCACCAAAACGACCTGCATAACCTTGCCCTTTAATGTTTAGCATGTCCTCTGTAGCAGGTGAGAATGCAAGTGCATTATTAGATTCAGAACGTAAAGAATCACGTAAATCTGATAACTGTTGTGGGTGCAAGATACAGTAGAATTCACCATCATTAGATACTGATTCTAGTTGGAACATGGCATCATAGAAATCATCTACAGACATGTCTACACCTGCAGTACCTACACTATTTGTAGCACTGGCAAATGTGGCTGCAATGATTTGATTGATACGTGCCTCTGCAGACATTGCCATTTTTTGGGCAATAGTGAACGGGTCAATGTCAATACCCAGACCTGTCATACTGGCAAGGTCAGTAATGTCATAACGCAATGCAGAACGACCGACAGTTACATCTACAGTAGATGGTGTCAATGTAGCAGCACCAACCTCTGCACCATCTACAGCTGTGGCAAATGGACTTGCAGCACCCCAGTTTGCATAACGTAAACGCATGGATTTAGAACCGATACCTGCAACGTCACCTGCAAACAATAATGCCCCAGTGTTACGGATAGATGCCATGTCTGCAAGTACTGCACGTACTTCATTTTCAATCATTGCAGTTAAGCGCAAGTTACCTAGATTTGAATAGTCAATAGTAGTCATTTTTTTACCTGTGGATAAGTATATTTTAACAATAGAATGTGGTCGGATTCTTGCACTGTTAACGGTCGTGAACCTATCCGATGTATGACCATCTCCATACTGCAGTGCAGTCATGTAGTCTGTGTGTATTCTATCTCAAAATGTGTTAGGATTGTATACAGTGACAGTATCTGTCAATCATACAACACATACAAAGGGATTCACCATGTCAGTAGACTACACAAACACAAATCTATACCCCAGAATAGAAACGATAGAAAACATTACCACAGCTGCAGTACAGATTTTACTACCACGTGACTGCACGTCTATCAGTTTTGGTTCACCTGCTGCACTGCACTTTTCAAATGTGGGTGCAGAGGGTGACACATTTGGTAATACCAGTAGTGGGGCAGACATAAATGCATACAGTTTTGTACCTGCAAATAATATGTTACCCCTGCCTATGGAGACAGGCAGACAGTCAAACAGAACCCTACTGGTAGCAACACAGTCAGGTACTGCAGACCTGCATATCATGTTGATTAAAGAGAAATAAAAGAACCCCCAGTACTGGGGATGCACTAAGGGTTCTAGGGATTAAGGGAATCAATACTTTTTAGATACTGATTGCAATGTCAATACCAGTTAAAGACACTGTAGATTTAACCTGTACAACAGTATTTGATGTGTACACGACCTCTAAATCTACTGCATTACCTGACCCATCCATAGCCGATACATGCACCAAACGTTCACCCAGACTATGTGTCAAGTTCAATCCAGTATTTGCAGTCAATGTCTGATTTGCAAAACCTTTACGGAATGATGACAAGGCTACTAGAATGTCACCTGATGACTGATTAAAAGTTAACAAGTTACCTGCAGCAGGGTCTGCCTGAATAGAATTTCTGGCACGGGCTACTGTATGGTAAAGGTTTGACCCCTCTGCAATGTCATCAGTATCTGCATTCAAAGCAATCTGACCAGTACCACTGTTGTATGCAAGTCCATTTGTATCTACACTGATAGCATTTCTGGCACGGCTATCTGTGAAATATAGGTTACCTGATTCTGACACCATTGACGTGTCTGCATTTAATGCAATCACACCTGATGAATAGGTAATACCTGTACCACCTGACAAATGTGCATCTACACGTCCTGTAGTGAAATAGAGCGCGCTTGCATCCTCTGACACCATTGACGTGTCTGCATTTAAGGTATAGACACCATTTGAATAAGATAACCCAGTACCTGCACTGAACTCAGAAAATACATCTGACAGTTCAACACTGAGTACACCAGTACTGTTATTGTATTGCAACAGTTGTACATCTGGTCCTGCAACACTGGCAATACTGATACTGGCACGACTGCGTGCATCTGTATGAAATAGGTTGTTAGACCCCTCTGATATTTGGTCCGATGTGGCAGACAAACTGAACTGACCACCTGAGTATGCAAGTCCTGCACCTGCACTAAAGAATGCCTGAATTTCTGACTGGTCTGCAGTGAATACACCTGTAGATGCATTATAGTCAATACCTGCAGATGCAGAAAACTTTGCACGTATTTGTGCATCAGATAGACCACTGTTTACTAGATTCCAGTCTGCAGCAGTACCTGCACTACCACCATTATGGATGTATGACTCAATAGGTGATGGTGTAGTCAAAAAGACAATATCGCCCTCTTGAAAGTTTGAACCTGTATAGACATTTGAAATGAAATCTGCAAGGTCTGTTGCAGTTGTATTGACTGTGACACTGGTGATGGTCAATGGGTCAATCTTAAGTTTGTTTACACCACCATCTGCAACTACACTTGCATAGTTTGCACTGTCAGGGTGAATACCGTTAAGTACGTTACCGTGTAAATAGCCACGTGTTACTACGTGGTCGTCTGCAGATACTGTACCGTTCTGTGTGATAATCCCCTCAAATGTTACTGCAGGGGCTAAAAATCTTTGTGCCATGGGCAAACCTCTATGTGTTTTGTGAATCAGTGACTGGTTTCAGTCATCTGTAATATATCACCCCTGTCTCTGTCGTCTCAAAAATGACAGTAAACGTCAGAGTATTATTATAGGTCACATCTCCATACACGCGCTGCCCATTTACCACCACCCAGACTACAGGTATGTAACCTAGACCATGTGTCACCACTACTGTATTTAGGTTTGTAAAATCAAACCTAGATGGTACACCTGCACCATCTGAAAATAAAAAGTTTGCCATGTGTCACCCCTTAAAACTTGAATGGGCTATCTGTTTTACCAGACTGACTGTAGAATGCCTGTCTGATTGCATCCCTATTCTGTGCATAGAATGCAGGGTCTGTTGCACGTTTTAAAAGGTCGTTTGGTACTGGTGCACCTGTCCCTGCTGCTACACCTCTATTTGATGTGGGTGCAGGTGTATTCTGTTGCTGATGTTGCTGATACTGCTGCAGTGTTTGTTGCTGCAGGGTCTGTTGTGCAGGTGGTATCTGTGGTGCAGGTTGCTCTGCATCACCTACCTGTGGTGCATTTATAAATGGTCGTAAAACTGCAGGGGCAGATTCTGGACTGTCATGTATTGCCTGCATCCAGTCTGATAATGGTTGTCTGTCCTTTTTGTTTCTGCCTTGCATCTCGCGTTCATATGCCCATTCTACTGCATCACGTACACCACCATCTGTAATACCATACTGACTAATAACTGTATGTCTATCATATCTACTGTTTGCAGTGGTCAGTTCACCACGTAATGATTCTACCTGTGATGTCAGATTATCTACCAGACCTATTTTTGCAGATGCCTCATCTAGTCTAGATTGATACTCTGATAGTTTAGATTCTGTGGTAGTCAGTTTCTCTGAATACTTTGCAATCCTCTGTCTGACTATTTCGTCTACATGGTCTTTTGCTATGTATTCTACACCATCATGTGTGATTGTTTTACTCATTTGTACACCCTTTGTATGTGTGGTTAAAATGTTAGGTTATCCTGTTGGATTTTTAATAGTTCACGTTTTGCATCTGTATCATCAAAATCAGGATGCAGTGTCTTAATGGCATCCAGTTTTGAAATCAGACCTGCCTGTAATAGGGCTAACATGTTTTCACGTTGCTCTTTACTTTCCTGTGGGCTTAACGGTATTGCATGGTATTCAACCCTGTAACCTGATTCAGGGTATGATGTGTTCATGTATCTGTTAGATATTTTTGCACTTATCTCTAGTGTCTCAATGTCTGCACGTCTGAATGCAGGTGCATATTTCCTTTGTGATTCTCTGAGTGAGCTGCGACTGATAGCAATGGCATACCCACTACGTGGGTCACCTGACATTTTCTGTACGTCTGCAGGATTGATACCCATGTATGTACTTATTCGACGTTCATAGACTGTAATAGATTCTAACATCTGCCCTACATCACCACCTGCCTGATACTGTCCTATCTGGGGCTGCTGACCTGCCTGTAAATCTGGGTCAGGGGTAAACACTAGAATAGATGCAGGGTCAGATGCAATAGCCTGTCTACGTGATTCTAAATTATTATCAAACGTGTCTAGACCTGCAAGTGTTGCACCCATCAGGTATCTCTGTGGGTGGCTGCAATCACGTGCAAGGTGTAAAAAATATGTGTATAGGACTGCTGCATTTAATGCCCCCATCACTACCTCTCTATTTGCAAATGCATCAAATAAAGTACCATGTATCTCTGAATGATACAGACTGTATGGTAGAAACGGTTCACCTGTATTATCTCTGTATGGGTATGCTGCACCAGATAGTGACTGCCCTAGATACTTTTCTGTGACATCATCTGCACGTTCACCATTCTGATTCAGTGTGTATATTTCATAGACTGGGTTCTGTAGGTCTTTGATACTCAGATGGTCTACTGTCCATTCATGTTTTTTAGAATCATGACAATAACGTAAACGTGTTTCTTTTATGGTGTGTGGTCGTGATGGGTCACCTGCAGATGCATCTGCATCTATCATATCTACTGTCACGATTCTGTACAGTAGACCCTGACCATCATCTGTCATGTCTACACGTATGAAACATTCATTCATACCCAGTGTGTAGTATTGAACCTTTTGCATCATAGACCATAGACCTGCACTGTTTACCAGACCCTCACGACCTACTAGACCTTCTGCAGTTTGTGCACCTGTCTCTGTCACACTTATAGTAGGTGGTTCTACATACAGACCACACAGTGCATCTACAGATGCTTTAAATATGTTCGATGACATATCAGGTACACCCCATGCAGCCTGTCTAGATTCTGGTATGTGGTTTGAAATCTCATCTATCAGGTCCTGCAACCACTGCCCACATAACATTCTACGTCTTAACCCTGAATGTTCTAGACGTCTCTGTGTTATCTGATTTGGATTAAGTGGCATCGGTGGTATTTGGTTATTTGTATACATGTTTACCTACGTATTTTTGATTGTTTTGGTGCTCTGTATTGTTGGTCTATGATTCCCATTGTAGCATATCTGAGGGCATCTATACAGTGTTTCCATTCACTCATGGTATCCATACCCCCAGACTTTTTAATAGCCCAGTACTTTAGACTTTTTATGGTACGTTCTGCACGGGGGAAAATCTGAAAACGTGAATCACACATCATTTCATGCAGAGCCTGACAACCATAGTACACACTGTATTTAGGTTTGTATGCAGTTCTGATTCTAAAGGGCAGCTTGCCCTTAGGGTATTTCAGGACATGGGCAAATGCAGACATCAACATAGTATTTGACATTCTACCCCCATTCTTTTTTGACCCACCATGTGACCTGTCACCTGTCCACCTGTGAATGTGTGCAATGTCTAAACCATTACGTTTGACCATTGCTATGATTGATTTTGCATGTATCTCTGCTGATGTTCCAGATGCTACATATTCATCTACCACATATATGACTGGTCTGTCTCTGTCTGTCACATCTACTGCAGTCAGTATTGCAACCTGTGATGCAATGTCATGACCGTGGTCTATACCTATTGACCAGATGTACTGTCTGTCAGGGTCAGGGGTCAGGTCAGATACTAGGTCATCTGTGAACTGTTCAAAGATTCTGCCCTCTGGCATGCCACCATCCCAGTCACCGTTCATACGTACGTCACGGTCTAGGGGCAGAAAAGACATACGAAGTGATTCTATATCTGCCTCTGACATCAGGGGTCTACTGCCCTTGTACAGTGGGGTACAGTTTTCTACATTCATGATACCTACATGTTCATGCACTATCTTATCTTTTACCAGTTGTTTTAACCATTCAAGGGGTGCACCTATAGGTGTCAAGGTAAATAACATTGTACCTTTTGTACGTGTGGTACGTGCTTTAAGTTCACCAAATAGGTCAGGTGGTGGTGGTTCATCTACCCAGATGTGATCAACAGTACCAGATGCAATACCTAGTGTACCCTGATTTGTAGTCTTGAATCTGACCAGTGACCCATTTTTGAATCTGACTATGGGTGCACCTGTACCCCTGTAACCTTTACCAGTCACAAACTCTACTGATGGGTGTAGTTCATGTTTAGGTACAAGTTCATGAAACTTACCCATAATGGTTCTGGACTGTTCCCATGAATGACAGATTACCCATGTCTCTATGGGTGGTGGTGGTACTGGTTTGAATGGGTGACTGCCCATACACCTGCAGATGGTGTCAAATGCCCCACACATGGTCTTGCCTATCTGATTGCCTGCCCTAAATAGTACCATCTGGTGTCTATCCTCTAGAACGTCCTTTTGTATCTGGGTAGGTCTCCAATACCTGATAGGGTTCTGTTCTGCATCTGCAGTCAGTTTACCTGCAGTACGTGCAATATTGGCAAGGGCAGACAGATTCAATCTGCACCACCATCATACATCTGCAATGGTGCACCATCTAACATGTCTATCAATCTGTCCTTTAATATGGGTGGTAGACCTTTTACTGTCATTGCAATAGTCTGCAGTAGTTCATCAGGATTGGTAACACCATCTAGTTCCTCTGCATCTGTTTTCATCTGTACCCATTCATCATGTATCTGCACGTGCAGTCTATGAAACTGGGGCAGGGCATGTTGTGACCCTCTGTCACGTGTTGCCTGTATATCTGCTGCAATCTCTACCAGTTTTGCCTGTCTGAATCTCAGTGGGTCAGATTCTACACCTGCAGATGATGACACTACAGTCTGTACTGGTGTAGATGTGTCGTGTGTTTGTTTACGGTTCAGTTTCTTATTCTGTCCGTTCACTATTCTACTGATTGTACTTTTATGCACACCATATTTGTCTGCTAGTGTTTGGTACGTGTGACCACCTGCAGCATACAGACCCTGAATGTCTACACGTTCAGTCTCTGACAGTGTACCACGTGTTGTATTACGTGCCACTACTGCCCCCTGTTGCAGTTTTTATCTGTATCGCAAGAAAAAATATTGTGGTCAGTGTAGATGACTTATTTTCAGATACAACAAGAGTTAAAAATTATGCTAAGGGTGAAAAACCAACAATGCAAGATATTGTAACTCGTAAAAAGAAAACAGATATAGTGGAGGAAATACATGAAAGGCCAG